GGCATTCAGAAAGATTGATGCATTACGCAAGCGCCAGTTTGGAATCATGTTGCGCGAAGCAATCACCTCCAGTCCATTGACCGCAGAGCACATTGCAGACATGGCCAACTGTTCACGATACGCAATTTATAAGTGGATGCGCAGTGAATCATATCCACCAATACACACATTGAAACGCATTGCCGCTGCCATCTCTCCAATGGGTCATGGTCCAATGTTTGATATGTGGTGTGAGCAGATTGAGTTGGAACAATGATAAAAGTTGGAAGCCTGTTTGCTGGTATTGGGGGATTTGAAAAAGGCATTGAAGATGCTTTTGATGGAATGGCTGAGACTGTTTGGCAAGTTGAGCAAAACAGTTTCTGCCAGAAAGTATTGAAGAAACATTGGCCCAATGCAACCATCTATGATGATGTGCGCACAGTGGGAAAACATAATTTGGAACCAGTTCACATTCTGTGTGGTGGTTTCCCTTGTCAATCCATTTCAGTGGCTGGGAAAAGGGAGGGGTTAGAAAATGAAAACAAGTCTGGTTTATGGTGGGAAATGCATAGAATTATTGGCGAATTACAACCAAGAATCACATTGCTGGAGAATGTTGCAAATGTGCTTTCAGTGGGCGGACCCGATGTTGTTGGATCGCTTGCCCAAATCGGGTATGACTGCGAATGGACAGTTATATCGGCTCGACAATTCGGTGCTCCCCACATCCGAAAACGATGGTTTGGTGTTGCCTACCCCAACAGTAAACGAATCCCACAACAATCCGGGATTCCCTTCTCAGTGGGAGAGACACGATTCTCTAAATGTAGAAGCAGCAAAGATGGAGGGATATACAGTAGAAACTATTGGAAAAAATTTCCGATTGAATCCCCGCTTTGTAGAAGAGATGATGGGATTCCCAATAGGATGGACAGAGTTGCAGCCTTAGGCAATGCAATTGTTCCACAATGTTCTGAATGGGTTGCAAGACAGGTTCTGAACAGTGGGTTGTTGGATGATTTGTTGGAGGGTGAACAATGATGTGGAAGTTACACAGCCAAGGAACATTTCACGCTGACCCAGTTGCGCTGGGTCGGCCTAGAATGTCGAGGTGGGGAGCATATACCCCAAAGAAATCTGTGGCATATCAGAAAGACATGTTGAGCACCATTGACATTGACCATGAAACATTGCGCGGTCCAGTCAAAGTGTCCATGACATTCTGCCATAAAAGACCACAGAGATTGAACCGCAAGAAAGACACAGTGGCGCGCATTCCAAAGACCACCAAGCCGGACATCGACAACATGATCAAAATGGTGTTGGATGTCTTGACAAAAGCAGAGGTTTGGAAAGATGACAATCAAGTTGTCTGTGTCACTGCAGAAGACTGGTATTGCAGCAAACAAGAAGAACCACACACACAATGGAGAATTTACACACTATGAGAACCTATTGGAGATTTACAACATTCAGCAACTTACGAGATACCAGAGCAGTTGAACATTGCTTAACTTTCGACAAACTGGTGAAGGGCTTCACAACCATTCCAAACAAAACATTGACCAAAGAGAAGAAGGATTTGCCATTGTGGTCACCGACAACATTCACTGGGAATCGGCGCGCTGGAAAGAACGCGAACTATATCTATTTCTTGGTGTTTGACATTGATGATGGATTCACCACTTTTGACACTTGGAGACTGTTTCATGAATACAATGTGATTGCACACACCTCATTCAGCAACAGACCACAGTGGAACAAGTACAGAATCATTCTGCCATTGGAAGAACCAGTGCCAGCAAAGGACTGGGCGCGCGCCAGTGTTGCTGCAAAGAATGTTTGGGAAGGTATTGTTGGTGTTGGTGAGCCAGACAGCGCAGCACTGAATGACAGAGCACGTGCCTATTTCAGATATGGAATACCGATGCCACCCAGCCAAGAAATGGCAGCACACCACCCATTGCATCCAGTGAACTATCACAAGACAGCATGGAATGTTGGCAAGCCATTCCGATTGGAATATGAACACATTGTTGTTCAAGAACCAGTCAGAAAGAAATATGTACCAAAGGTGTATTCCAATGGCAAAGCGGCAATCTCTGAAGTGATGATGGACCCACAATTCAGACTTGCGTTTGCGAACAAGACCGGTGCAAACATTGAAGGCAATGAGGCCAGATACATCACTTGTCCACAGTGCAACAGAAACAGTGTACACTTTTCCATTGACCCATCCATTCCAACAACTTACAAATGGCCAACCTGCAACCATGTGAATTCTTGTGGCTTCTGGGGCCGCTTTGAAGACCTACTGTAACAACAAAACAAAACAAACAAACACACGACAATTAGGAAATGAAATGACCTTGAAACATCTAACTGAAAAACAGAAATCTGAACTATTGATTGAACTCGCACAGCAAGCAACTGGACTGGTGGTTGAAGACAAAGGCAACCCACCCGATGCAGACATTGACACTTGGGATTTGTTGCGCAAGAAAACCAAACGAGGAACCACAATAATGATTCCATTGAACTGTCGCTGGAACACTGCCAGCATTCTGCGCAATGACCCACGATACTCAACACTGTCATACAATGAACACTCTGACCAAATCTTGTTGGATGGTGAAATGGTCTCTGATGTGACATTGGAACGCATTGCACTAGAGTTTGAAGAAAACTATCGCTACAAGGTGACAGACAAAGCATTGCGCGCCAGTGTGATGATGGTTGCCAATGAGAATGCAATTGAGCCAATCAAAGAGTGGTTCACCCAGTTGCCCCAGTGGGATGGTGTACGCAGAATCGAACCATTTTTCCAAGATGTGTTGAATGCCAAGGTGCCAGCCGGTTGTGAAGCATTGATGGTGGAGATGTCATGCAAATGGTTCATTTCATGTGTGGCGCGTATCATGAAGCCCGGTTGCAAGATGGACACTTGTGTGGTCTTGGTTGGTCCCAAGGGAATGCGCAAGTCAACTGCATTGAAACTGTTGGCTGGTGAAGATTGGTTCTCTGATTCCAATATCAACATCTCCCATAAAGATGCCTATGAACTGTTGCACCAGTCTGGTGTTTGGATTTGGGAACTGGCGGAGATGCATGCACTACAAGGAAAGACCGCTGCCAATGCAAAGCAGTTTCTAACAAGTGCCAGTGACCGATACAGACCAGCATATGCCAAGATGCCAGTGCAGAGAGCGCGCAGAACTGTGTTCACAGCCTCAACAAATGACTATCAGTTCTTGTCTGATGGACCAGAGCGCAGATTCTGGATTGTGGACATTGCCAGCAAGATTGACACCCAGTACATTGTGGAGAACAGAATACAACTGTGGGCTGAAGCATTGCACTGGTTCAATGAAGGGATTGACTGGTGGTTGACAGAAGACAGTGAAGACAGGTTGATGGAATACCAGCAATCATTCATCATTGATGACCCATGGACTGTCAAGGTGTTGGACTGCATCAGAAACCATGGTGGTTCTGCGACAACTGCACAAATCATGGAATTCTTGGATTTGTCAGCAGCGAATCAACACAAGGGATTCACCAAGCGCATTGCACAGATTTGCAGGGACTGTGGATATGAACAGGTCTACAGCAACAAACAGAAAGCAAGATTGTGGAGAATGAAAAAGAGTTGATCAAATTCTTGAATGTGATACAATGTCTCTAGGCGTGAAGCCTGTTGTTTGTTTGTTTTTCCCATTATGGTTGAGCAGTCCACTTCGGTGGGCTGCTTTTCTTTTTTGTACAGTTTGGCTGTTGAGTGGTCATATCTTTTGCCAGTTTCAGTGAATCAATACACCAAAAACCAGCACCAATACACCAAAACAACACTTCAATACACGTAAATACACGTTGACAATCAGCACTTTATTCCCACAGCACCGATTGACTAGCCAGATTTGTACAGATTTGGCCATGTCGATACCTGGGGTTTATATATTTCAGTACTAGTTATAAAAACATTTCACTTTGAAATCTTGTAATTATATATAATAGGGTACATACTAAGCCGACACCACCGACACAAAGTGCCAATACAGGTACGTGTATTTACGTGTATTTACGTGTATTTACCTGTATTTATTGGCAATGAACGTGTATTGAAGTTTGAAATGACTGATGAAAATCAACCATTCATTGAGATGTGGACAGAAAATCAAACCAGTCTGGTCATTTCTCCAGTTGTCTGATTGCGCGCTTGACCCATCGCTGTGCTGGACTGCCACCCCACAAAGCCCATGCGATTGCCGCC